TAGCACAGTTAGCTCTTGCCAAATTGAAGGATACCATAAGAGAACAAGAAGTAGAGAGCGAGAAAATCGGAGAATATTCGGTTTCGTATCAAAAAGATTATTATACAATAGAGAAAAAAATTAATGACCAAGTTAAGGAAGCTAAGATGAGCATTCTTGACAATTATAAGAGATGCCACCCAAACGCTAGGGCAGTTTAAATAATAGCAATCTTAAATAATGATTGTATCAGCGTAGAAGAGTTTGTGGGTAGACTATATTTGGCAAACTCAGGATTTTTTAATTTGTGGGGATAGAATGAAAATCAAGATTACTAAAAAACAATTATATAATCTGTATTGGAATGAAAACTTATCAGGGCCGATATTAGCTAAAAAATTTAATTGTTATCCTGCTATTATCTATGAAGAGATGAAAAAATATAACATTTCAAGAAAAAATTTGTCAGACAGCCATAAATCTGTCAAAATACCAAAAAAACAATTATATAACTTATATTGGGTAAAAATGTGGACTATGATGCGAATTGCTAGATATTTTGGTTGCAGTTACCCAACTATTAGAAGTAGAATGCTCGAATATGGAATCCCTATCAGAACAATTAGCGAAGCTAATAAAGGGAGAAAGGGCATTAAAGGTCCAAAAAGCCCACTTTATGGTAGGCATCCTACTCAGGAAACTAAAAGAAAAATGATAGAAAATCGTAGACCTCTTGAAGAGCAAAAAGGATATAACTCAGAGAGGCATAAAAAACATTATTGTATTGAGCCAGATTGTAGTCATGAAATTTGTTATGTTAATTGGCTTTGTGGAAATAAAAGATGTAATTCTTGCGCTGATAAAAGAAAATGGCAGAATGAAAAATATAGAGAGAAAGTTATTAAAGCTGTATCAAAAGGTTTAGAGATAAAGCCAAATAAACCAGAAAAAATATTAAATGAGTTACTTAATGAAGTATCACCTAATGAATATAAATATGTTGGAAACTTTAAGTTTTGGATAGAAAGGTTTAATCCAGATTTCATAAACTGCAATGGTCAGAAGAAAATTATAGAAATGAATGGAGATTATTGGCACAATTTAAAGGATATGAAAAAGAAAGATAAGCAAAAAATAAAAGCATATGAAAAATATGGCTATAAAACTTTAATCGTTTGGGAACATGAATTAAAAAATTTAGGTAAAGTAAAGAATAGAATTTTAGCATTTAATAATATAGGAGTAAAATAATGTTCTCTGATTTTCTTAATCTAAATGCGACAATCTGGAGAAGTGTAGGGCATAATATCAATGATTATGGTGAAGTTTGTCCTATCGATCCCACAAGTCATGCATCCACAAAAGTTCGTATAGACCCGCTAAAGGGCAAAGGGCTAACTACTATGTTTCAGGGTCAGATTGTTGACATACAGAATAGAATTTTTGCCCTCTCCAATGTAGATATTAGCGAGGGCGATATAATCAAGATAGATGGGACTTTCGAGCAGTATGAAATCTTGCTCATTGAGAGGCTTTATAATAAGACTTCATTAAATCATTTTCAACTGCTTTGTAGACGGGTGGATTTACTCTGATGGCTCATTTAACTTTAAAAATAAAAGTAAGGCTATTAGATTATTGGTTAGTAGATAATTATAAATTAGGCTCAAGTGGTATTATTTATGCTTTATTAGAAATTAATGATAAACTTCAATTAGTAGAAAGGGAAGTAGAATAAAATGCCCCAATTAAGAGGTGTAGAAGAAACAATTAGGCATATGAAAGATTTTGCTAACGATGTTCAGAAAGAGGTCATTGATGGAATGGATGCTGTAACTGTTAAAGTTTTAGCGGATGGGAAAAATATAGTTCCAGTAGATACAGGCAAGTTAAAGGAAAGTATGAGAAGACGGATTACAAGAAAAAGGGTATGGTTCACTGGAACAGTTGGAGCATATACCAGATATGCTTATTTTGTTGAAATGGGCACAAGGTTTATGAGTGCACGACCTTATTTGTGGCCAGCAGTTACACAAAATAGGGAATTTATTTTGGCTAAACTTGGGAGGCACATAGATAGTGCCATTGAAAAAAACGATTATAAACATAGAATGTTAAGGAAAAGGCTGATATAACAATGTTGGATTTCATTAAAGAAGTAAGGATTTTATTAGTAGCGGATGTAACTTTAGCAAGTTATGTCGGAGATAGAATATATTTGGCATCCAAACCGATAAAGCCGAGAGATGTAAGTATTCCTTGGCTTCCACAGATTACAATGAGAATGGACGATGGCTCGTCGGATGCTCAATTTGGGGTGTGCTATCCAACTTTTTATATTGATATTTGGGTTAGTAGATATTGTGGTTATACTAGTGCAAGTCAAATAGGTGAGCAGGTTGTAAAATTATTGAATGGGCAACATTTAACAAGTGGTGTATTGGAAGTATATAGGATACAGAAGAATGCTAATACAATTATATATGAGGATGACAGTAGACTTTGGCATCGTACAATTACATGTGATGTCGTAATGGATGATGTAACAGAACCACAAGGTTAAAAATTAAATAAAAGGAGGTGTAACAATGGCTTTTAAATTTTCAGTAGGAAAAATCAAACGTGGCGATACAACTTATGTAGGAGTTTGCAGAACCATTACTGTTAGTTATGATGGAGCTCCTGTGGAATATAGAGGAGGAGATTTTAGATACCCTCTTGAAATTCACAATGGAGACCAGTCTCTAATAGTAACCGCTGAAAGTGCAGATTATGATGCAGCTGAACCCACTTTTGGAGTTCGAGAAACTCTGGAATTGGAAGCAGGCGAACATGGGGGCGGTATCGTTGTAACTCTTACCAATATGGTATTGGTTTCAGCGGAGATCGCAGCTACGCAGGATGGTTTCGTGGCTACTTCATTGGAATGGCACAAATCTGAATCAGCATAATTAAAATAAAAAGGAGGATAGGAATATGGCAAACGAAAATATTCTATCAGAAAAAGAAGTTGTAGTAAAATTAGGCGGAGCAGAGTATAAAATCAGACCTCTACCTATTAATGAGTTGATAGAAGTTTGGCCGATTATTGAAGGGTTGGAAGACCTAAAAAACAAACCTGTTACGGTAAAAGTTCTTCGTGATATGATTAAACTGGCTTATATTGGTTTACGAGCTGGGGGAGCTGAAGGATTAAACGAGAAACGGGTTGGTGATATGGTTGACTTGGTTGACCTTCAGAAAATAATTGGTGCTATGGTTGGTCAGAAAAATATTAGCAAATTGATGGGCAAATAAAAGAGGATAAGGAATATACTATGCCCAATAAGGTAGATTGGGCGACCATCTGTGATGTTTTGGCTTTTGAATATGGGTGGACGCTGGAAGATATTAAGCGGCTTAATCTCAATCAAATCTCGTTATTATTGAAAGCAATCGGGGAACGGCACAAAAAGGAAAACGAGGCTATTGAGGGAGCAGGTAAGTTCTATCCACAAGAACCTATCAAGGGCATTAAAAAGAAATCGCCCCCATTGAACATTGTCCAGATGGCGACCCAAATGGGTGGTAAAATTGAAAGGGACAAAGACGGAAAGGTAACAAAGGTTACAATTTAAGGAAATAGTATGGCGAAAATTGGTTTTATAGAGGTTGACATAACTGCGGATGTGAGTCATTTAAGGGCAGGATTGGCAAGTGCCTCCTCCCTGATTCGAGATTTTTCTCTGTTGTCAATGGGTTTGACTTCGGGTATAAGTAGTGCTTTTACGAAAATATCCACAATAGGAATTAGAGCATTTCAAGTCGGACTTGTTGGAATAACGGGAGTGTTAGTCGGGGCTACTATAGAAGGTGCTCATTTTGAAGATGCTATGAAAAGAGTCTTTATCATGATAGGTAAGGGAGCCGAAGTAGCAGCCGAAGATATAATAATGTTGACAGAGAGAGCGGAGGAATTAGGAAGGGAAACTCTATTTAGTGCGACAGAAGCAGCAGAGGGTATGGTTATTCTTGGTCGGGCTGGCTTTGATGTTGGTCAGATTTTTAATACAATTACACCTATATTAGAATTGGCAATTGCAACGAATATGGATATGGCTACGACTGCTGATATGGTTGTATCCTCATTATATGGTTTTGGGCTGGCTGTAGAGGAAGCTGGGCATATGACAGATGTTATGGCGACTATCGTAACAGGCAGTAATGAGACTATGGGAGACCTTGCTAATACACTATCCTATATAGCACCAATTGCCTCAACAGTTGGTATGAGTGTAGAGGAAACTGGTGCAGCTATCATGATGTTAGCTAATGCTGGTGTAAGAGGAAGCAAGGCAGCAACTGGTCTTAGGGCAGCCATAGCGAAAATGCTAAGTCCTACAAAGTCAGAGAAGAAATTACTGGATGAGCTCGGTGTATCATTTCTCACTTCGGCGGGAGAACTGAAAGATTTTGACAAGATTTTGAAGGAGCTTGGCAAAAGCACCATTAGCACAGCTCATATCTTTGAGTTATTTGGTAGACGAGCCGCAACTGCGATAAGTGTCTTAAGACGAATGGGGCCTGAAGCATTTAGGAAATTTACCAAGGAGCTAGTCAAATCGGAAGGTGCTACAGAACGAATGGCCGAAGAGATGAGAAAGACCTTTATTGGTAGGGTTAAGGATTTAGTAGCTTCTATAAAATTATTAGGAACGACTATCTATGATTCTTATAGGAAGCCTCTGACTGATGCTACTTTTTCCTTGCGAAATTTGACTGTAGCGGTAACT